GAAGTTTCACCGACTGATGACAACACCTATGTGGGCAGGTGCAGGTACCATCGTGCAGATGGTGGCCCTTACTGACGTCCTGCTCACTTTGAGTTGCGCCAGAACGTAGGTAATTCGCCGGCGCACATGCTGGCGCCGCTGTTCGACCCATACCTGGTTAAGTGGCTCATGGCAAGTCTTTGCAGGCTGGGTGATCGTTGCCAAGGGTGACGCAACGCATGAACACCGTCAGCTATGGGCCATTTCTCGGGAGCTCGGAGATTTGATTTAGGTTATTCATCTTTATGGGGTAATGCGACGTTTCAATTTTGAGCCCTGTCAACTACCACTGGCATGTAATTATTGGGGCCGCATAGTACACTTCAAGCTGTCTGATCAATACTAGCGAGTACTTGAAGTGATGAACCTGGAATTTCTGCGCACACCTTCCGAGAAGGCAAATTACCTGGCTACCTTACTGTCGTCCCATGCTAGCGGCGGCAAAGCAGATCCAAATGAATACGGCATGCTTCGGCAGCAACTCTTATCCATGCCAGACATCGCGGATCTGGTCCCTTCTTTCGTCCGAACGTGCCGGGATTTGGCATCGTTCTGGCACTTCATCCAACCGAAATTTAAGACCTATCAAGAACGACGAAACTTCATTTCGCAAGAGTTCACACCCTTACTGGACTTTTTAGAGTTCGTACAGTCGAAAGATAAGAAAACGAATACGCCCCTGGTGCTTGCTGGGCACGCTCCAAATGAAATTACTTCCTACCACTCAGTGGCTTCTAACGCAGATCAGACCGTATCTCCTGTAGCGAGAAATAAGCGCAAAGTATTCATTGTTCATGGACGCGACAATGAAGCAAAGCAAGAGGTCGCTCGTTTCATTTCTGACCTAGGACTTGAACCCATAATCTTGCACGAGCAAGCTAGCTCAGGCATGACCATCATTGAAAAGATTGAGAAGTATAGTAACGATGCAGATTTTGCGCTCGTCCTTTATACACCTTGTGATCATGGACGAGGTGTGCACGAATCAAAGACTTCTCCGCGTCAACGTGCGAGGCAAAATGTCGTATTCGAGCATGGTTACCTAATGGCAAAGCTTGGACGAGAAAACGTTTGCGCGCTTGTGAAGGGCGACATTGAAACACCTAATGACATCAGTGGCGTTGTGTATGTCCAGCTGGATGGATACAGCGGTTGGAAGAACGAGGTCGCAAAAGAGCTAAAGGCTTGCGGATACGTACTAAAAGCGTTCTTCTAAGTCTTAATCTTTCTCTTAAGCGGCATGTTAGGCATTGAACTTCGGTGGTGGCTTGCCCTGGTCTTCGCGCTTCTTAGCAATCTGCTTCCGGCGATACTCACGCCAAGATTTGCGGTAGCCACCTTCCGTATGTCGCCGCCACTCGCCCACAGCATCACCTAACACCGGTACCCATCTTGGATTCGGGCCAATGCTTGCGAAATGCAGCGGGTTCGCGATCTCTTCCCTCCAACGCTCAATGATCTGTTCAATCGGCAAGGCCAGGTCATCCCATTGACCAGCCTTCCAATGCGCTTCAAACGCCGCAAGCAATAGCAGTTCTTGTTTCTTTGCTTCTGCTTCTCGCTCCCAAAATCCTTCGCTGAACAAGTCAGTTGGCAATCCCAAGTTGCGCAACCGCTTCATGTTCTGCATGCGCAAGCTGCGCCTTTCGCCTCGCTTCATTTCTACGCCACTCCAATAAATAGCTGACGGCTCATTTGAGAGCCACGAGGTTATTTAAGTGGACGACAAGAACAAGACAACCAACCAAGTTGCGGAAGTCAGCGCCGAGACATTAAACAAGCTTGCTAGCGCGGATGCCGACATACGCCAAAGCGGCTTAATCGACATCTTTGAACAGCACCTTCCCCAAATCCCTAAGGACTACGTATTCAAGCGCAAAGACCGCGAATTCGTTGCGGATTGCTTCCATGCCGCATTTGAACTGAATGGTGGCTTGCCACGCCTTGCCAAGTACGGAAACGAGAACTATGGCGAGTTCATCAAGCTTTGGGCACGAATGCTGCCAGAGGCGCAGAAGCATGAAGCTGGTCCAGCGGTAGTACAGGTTTTCCATAACGTGCCACCTTCGCCATTGGACGTGGGCGACATCGTTGACGCGGACGAACTGGACGATGAATAACAGCGTTCAAACTGTCCAACTTGAATACCAGCCACGCCAAGCCTTCCTGCCTTTCCATCAGCGCACCAAACGAAGCTCAGTAATAGTTGCGCACCGCCGTGCAGGTAAGACGTACAGCGTTATTCAAGACCTGATTGCACGAGCGCTCAACTTCCAAAAGAAGGACAGCATTACTCGCAAGCTGCTGACCAAACCTAAGTTCGCATACCTGTGTCCCTACAAAGGCCAGGCAAAACAAGTCGCTTGGCAATACCTGATCGACTTCACCAAGTCCATACCTGGCGTAAAGAAGAACGAGACCGAACTATGGATCGAGATTCCAACCGTAGCTGGCGACACGGCACGCATCTTCCTTGCTGGTGCGGACAATCCAGACAACCTACGTGGTCTGTACTTTGATGGCGTTGTACTCGATGAATACGGCGACATGAAGCCAGAAGTCTACAGCACCGTCATTCGCCCTGCCCTTTCAGACCGCAAGGGCTGGGTAGTCTTTATGGGAACACCCAAAGGCAAGAACGACTTCTACAAGCGCTGGCTAAAAGCGCAGCAGGAACCAACAAAGTATTTCTCTCTTCAACTGAAGGCAAGCGAAAGCGGCATCCTTGACGCAAACGAAGTCGCAGACATGCGCTCAGAAATGGAGCCGGAAGAAGTCGAACAGGAGCTTGAGTGTTCATTCGATGCAGCATTCAAAGGATCATTCTACGCCAAACAGGTCGCAACTGCAGAAAGCCAAGGCAAATTCCAATCAGCCGAATACGACCCAACGGAAAAGGTTTGCATAGCGATGGACTTAGGTCATAGCGATGCGGCCGTAATCTGGTACTGGCAAGTTGTTAATGGCGAAATTCGCTTTATCGACTACTGGGAACAAAGCGGTTTCGATGCAGAAGAAGTCTGCGACATGTTGGCCTTGAAGCCTTACGAATACGAAACCGTCTGGCTTCCACACGATGCAATGCACCGCACATTCGCGTCAAAGAAGTCTGTAATGGACACCTTCTTAGAGCATGACTTACCGGCTCGCAAAGTCCCGAATCCCGACCAGGGCAACCGCATCATGCACGGCATTGATGCTGTTCGTAAGTTTCTCCGCATGTGGAACTTCATTATCGACAAAGACCGCTGCTATCGCGGCATCGAAGCATTGAAAAACTACAGCCGCAAGTTCAATCGCGCATCAAATACATACAGCGGCGAAGCGGATCACAACGAGTGGTCACACGGCGCTGACGCATTCCGTTACGCGGTTCTCTCAATCAAAGAAGACGACTTAGGCCGATCAATCGAGCGAAGCAAACAACGCCGCCTGTACCAGATGTCAAATCGCGGTCAGGTAAATACGAGCCGATACACGCTAGATGAAGCCTATGCTGCTCGTGAACGCGAACAAGCATTGCGTACCCAAAACATTGGCAGAGCGTGGGACTAAATCAAATAAGTGCGCCACTAGAAGCGCACGGAGCATAAATGGCTACCGACAACTATAACGATTACGAAGGGATGGATAGCAGCGTCAACGACGACGCCTTCGAGCAAGACCCTGTACTTGCGCAATACCAGACTGAAGACGAGCAGGAAAAGTGGCAGAAGGAACTTGAAGCATGCCGCAAAGAGCGAAAGAACTGGAACGCAACTGCAACCAGGGCTGTTGCTCGTTATCGTGCCGATGCAGGCGCGCAGTACAACGGCGGTAAGTTCTACAACATCTACTTCCAGAACACAGATACGAAGCTGGCAGCGCTTTACGCCCGTACACCGAAGCCCGACATCAAACGTCGTTTTGATGACAGCCAAGATGATGCTGCGCGTGTAGCTGGCCTGCTACTGCAACGTAACCTGGAATACGAACTGGATACAGGCGGTTTTGACACCACATTCAAGCAAGTCCTGTTTGACAACGTGGTTGCAGGCATGGGCGTTAGCTGGCTACGTTATGAGCAGGAAGAACGCGAACAACCGCCGGTAATCAACCCAATGACAGGCGCAGTTACCCAACAACCACCAGTCATCACCTGCCAGGAAGCATGTACGGACTATGTTGCTTGGGACGACTTCTATTGGAGCCCTTGTAAGGTCTGGACTATGTGCAGTTGGGTAGCTCGCCGCATCCCAATGACAAAGGAAGCGATGAAGCACCGCTTCGGCCATACAGTGCCGGCTGAAATGCTTAGCGAAGTCAGCTACAGCAACAAGCCAGATGCACAAGACGCCAGCAAAGCCAAACTGGCACCTAAGAACCAGACAGAAGAAACAGCAGATGTCTACGAAATCTGGGACAAAGAACGCCAGCTAGTATTTTGGGTCACCGACAGCATTGAAGTCCCGCTTGATGTACAGCAGGATACGATGGACTTTGAAGGCTTCTTCCCAACACCGATGCCACCTCTTGGCCGCTTCGATACCGCTAATGCCATGCCTGTCAGCGATTACCAGCTTGTGCGCGGTAAGTATGACGAACTGGACGAGTTGAACGAGCGCTGCACCGCGCTTAGCAAAGCAATGGCAGTTCGTTTCGCCTACAACAGCGCGAATCCAGAAATCAGCAAGCTATACACCACCGTCGCTGAAAATGAAGGCATCGCAGTCAAAGACTGGAACAGCTTTACTGAACGCGGCGGTCTTGCTGGTGCAATCCAATTTGCCCCACTCGACCAGATTGCGAATGCATTCAACATCGCAAATGCACAGCTTGAACGAATCAAAGCTCAGATTTACGAAGTTGAAGGCATCAGCGACATCATGCGCGGCCAAGCCATGCCTTATGAAACAGCAACCGCAACCACTGCAAAGAGCCAACATTCGTTTGGCCGGTTCGCAGCCCGACAGCAAGCAGTGGCCGAATACGTCGAAGAACTGATGCGCCTAAAAGCCCACGTTATCTGCAAATTCTACCAGCCTGAATTGATCATCAAACGCGCAATGCCGTTGAACCCTGCTGACCAACAATTCATTGGCCCTGCTATTCAACTTCTGAAAGACGAACAGTTGAACCAGTTCCGCTTAAGCGTAAGCGTCGATAGCCTGCAACTGCCGAACTGGAACACAGAGAAGGCAGAACGCAGCGAAGCAATCCAAGCCATTACCAAAATGATGAGCGTGATCATGCCTGCCGTACAGCAGATGCCAGAAGCAGCGCCACTTGGCCTTGAACTCATCAAGTTTGGTGTCAGCGGTTTCAAAGGCGCACAGTCTATTGAAGGCGTCATTGACAACGGGTTGCAGCAGCTTATGCAGGCGAGCCAACAAGGGCAAGGCGCTCCGAAACAACCAAGTCCAGATCAAGTGAAAGCACAAGCGGTTATGCAGAAAGCGCAACTTGATTACCAAGCAGTGCAAATGCAGGAAACCACCAAGGTGCAAATCGCGCAGCTTGAGGCACAGCTTAAACAGCAGCAGATGGCGCTTGATCAAATGCAGGCAGAACGCGATAACGCAATTCGTCAAAGTCAGTTGGTCATGCGTCAAGGTGAACTGGCAGCGAACGTCGCGCATCAACAAGCCAGTCATGTTCATGGTGCAGCAATCGACCTAATGAACAATCGTCAAAACGGAGGCTTCTGATGCCGACATACGTAGCCCACTGCCCTAGCTGCGATGCGCAGTACGACTACATACGCAGCATTTCCAATCGCAACGACACACCTGTCTGTTGCGGTGCACCGACTATCAAAGTCTTGACTGCGCCAGCAATCAGCGCAATGGCATTCACAGGCCACAAGGGCTTCCACATGCCAGACGGGAAGCATGGTGGTAAAGGAACTTGGATCGAGTCAGGCCAGGACTATAAGCGGTATCTACGTGAGAACAAAAAGATGCCAGCAAGTGAAGCGGAAGCAGAGGCAAAGATTCAAAGGAAGCACGCCGAAGCTGCCGACAACAAGAAGCGCCGTGAAGCAGTAATCAAGGCGATTGAGAAGCACAGTAAATAAACCCACCACAACAAGAGGTAAACATCATGGAAGATTCCATTAACCACAGTGAAGAACTGGAAAACGGAACCACAACCAACGTTGCCGAAGTTTCAGAACAAGAACCTGTAACCGAAGCCGTTGAAACGTCGGAGCCAAAGACCACACGCGATGCAGTTCTCAAAGCATTCGAAAAGGTAACAGGCAGCAAAGAACAAAAAGCGCTTCCACAAGCGACAGAACCAGTAAAGGCCGAACCTGAAAAGGAAATTGACCCAATTACAGGTCGTGAACTTGAACCGATCCGCGCACCGAATAGCATGACACCACTGCTTCGTGAGAAATGGGGCTCGGTACCACGCGAAATGCAGAAGTATTGGATCGACCGTGAACGCGACATGCAAGTACGACTGCAAGAGACTGCAGATGATCGCAAGCTCGTAAAGCAGTTCAACGAAGTGGCGGCACCGTACGAAGCAATGTTCCGCCAGCACGGCACTAACGCGATTGCGCATACAAGGGAACTGCTTAACCTAGACTACCAGCTTCGCACTGGCTCGCCAGAAGATAAAGCGCAGATCATTCACAGCTTGATTACGCACTTCAAGCCAGACATACAAACCCTGTCGCAACTGGCCGCTGGTCATCCGATCCAACAAGCACAGGCCCAGCAAGCACCGAATGTTCAAGAACTGGTGCGTCAAGAACTTGAAGCGCGTGAAGCTGAAAGACAGGAAGCGGAGATTACTCGTGAATTGGAGGCTTTCGCTGCCGATCCAAAGAACGAATTCTTAGAAGATTTGCGACCAACCATGCAGAAGGCAATCGAAGCTGGCTTCGTGACCGGCAACAGCATCACTGAACTGTTCCGCAAAGCGTATGACTTCGCAGCATCACATCATCCAGAAGTATCGCAAGTGTTGGCAAGTCGCGAAGCAACGGCTGCACAAGTGTCGGTTCAACCGACAACTCCGGCAGCTAAGCCAGTTCAGAGCGTGAAGCCTTCGTTGGCAAGCGGTGGCCGCGGTGGTCAATCGCAGCCACGCCCTAAGTCATTGCGTGAAGCAGTTGAACGCTCTTGGGACAAGCACTCAGGTAGCTAACAGACAGTTGCATTAAACCAAAGGCCGTTCTCAAACGGCCTTTCGTTCCTAAAGGATCAATTAGGTGCCATTGCCTTGCAGTCGTTGCCCTGCCAAGCCCAATTGGTAATTATTCCTTGCGCGTTTACGGTGAAGCGCGTAATGCACTGCATGGCAAAGTTCTGAACTGGCGCAGTTTTCTGAACGTATGTCGTAGATGTACCGTTATACGTGCCATAGGCAGAACTGCCGTTGCTACCATAAACGTTTGTGGTTCCAGAGGTGTACGTCGTTTGTGGAACAGTCGTAGTGTAACCACCGATTTGAACATTTCGATTGTTTGAATACTCAAGCACCCTACCGCCATTAGTCAGTGGATACGAATTAGCGGGCGGCCCCCAACGCATCACTAGGTTGTCTACGTTTGAACCCATCCAAGATTGCAGCACCTTCTCGTAGTTGGCTGTCGTTGCGCAACCGGCGGTAAGTAAGCAAGTAACGAGCGCCAAAGCCTTCAAGTAGTTCATCAATTTTCTCCACACACGGTTGAGTATAAGCCAGGAAAACATTGTAACCAGAAGACAACAAAAATACCATAATGCAACCACTTCGTCTGCAATCGTCATCTGCTAAATAGAAGCAAACACACCACGCCAGGAGAACAGTACAAATGATCGTTTCGCTTTTTTCACAGGTCGTGGCGCAAGGCGTCGAGGTGCCAGTTGTCGATCCAAGATTGGCAGCACACGTTGACTATGCCTCGCGAGTCGATACAGCAGACCAAGGACCAGCGACGCAAGCTAGTTCGGAACCTGTTACGGATGCACTGACAGCGCAATCAGCCAGCACAACTAACAGCGAACCAACAGATGCGGTGGCACCCGATGGAGCAGCGTAAAGACCTCGATTAGAAACGGTCGCTAGCCAATAAGGATAAAAATAAATGGCATTCCCAAACCTTAGTGACCTCGCAGCGACTACCATCGAGTTTCGCTCGAAAGACATCGCCGACAACGTAACCCAACACAACGCTATTCTGCGCGCTATCAAAGCAGCAGGCGGCAACGCCACTTTTGACGGTGGTACTTACATCAACGAAAACCTGTCCTTTGCAGAAAACGGCAACGGTGGTTCTTACAGCGGCTATGACACGCTGCCAACGGCTGCTGCTGACGTAATTTCCGCCGCACAGTACTCATTCGCACAGTATGCGGTCCCAGTAACCTTCTCCGGTCGCGAAACCCTGATCAACAGCGGTAAGGAAGCATTGATTGACCTGGTTGAATCCCGCGTTAAAGTCGCTGAATCGACCATGCAGAACTTGCTGAACCGTCACCTGTACTTGGATGGTACTGGTAATAGCGGCAAGAACATTACCGGCCTGGCTGCTGCTATTCCACTGGCAAACACCACCGGCACTTATGGAGGCATTAGCCGTGCGACATCAACTTTCTGGCGTAATCAGAAGTACCAAGCATCCGTAGATGGTGCTGGCGTAGCGGCTACCGGCACTGCATTGATCTCACAATGGAACCTGTTCATTCAGAGCATGACTCGTGGTACCGATCGTCCAAACGTAATCGTTTGCTCACCAGCTATCTACGCTTTGCTGCAAACCGGCATGCAAACGATGCAGCGCGTAACCAGCGCAGAGACCGCTAACGTGGGCTTCACTGGTATTGAGTTCCAAGGCATTCCGGTCTACTTTGACGCTTCTGCTTCTGGTATCGGTGCGCAGTCTGCTTACTTCCTGAACACCAACTACATGAAGTGGCGTACTCACAAAGACCGCAACATGATTGCACTGGATGACAAGTCAGCCGTCAACCAGGACAGTACTGTTAAGACCTTGGCATGGGCAGGTAACCTGACCATGTCTGGCCCTCAGTTCTGCGGTATCTACTCCAACACCTAATCTTAGCGTTATGTGAAAAAAGGCTTCCAGTTGGAAGCCTTTTTCATTGGACGAGTAAATAGGTGTGCAGTCGCAATAGTGCGATGCGCATTGCCACCAGTTCGACGAATCGCAATAACAAGCGCAACTCACATCGAACATGGCAGGAGACATCAATGAATCAAGAAAATAACAACGAAATGGATTTGAACGTTGCTATCGCCAATCTTGGCATGAGCAATCGTTTTGAATTTGACGAACAACGCGGTGTACGTGATCCGCGCACTGGTCGCTTCATGCAACATGAAGACTATGGTTCGGACACTAAGCTCAACGTCGCATTCACAAGCGAACCAGTCTTTTCAAAGAAAGAGACTTACCTTGCTGGTGGTGTTCCAAAGTATGTTGACATGGACTTCATCACCATCAACATTCCAGGCAACCGCGATCTGGTAGTTCATACGCCGGTCACCGACTTCTACCAGTGGCGATTCCCGCTTGAGTATGAAGCGTTCAAGCGCGGTAAAGAAGCGGCTGTTGTTGGCACACCGCTGGAAATGTGGCCTGCCCTGCAACCTTCCCAAGTAGCTGAGCTAAAACACCAAGGCGTTCGCACTGTCGAACAACTGGCAACGCTGTCTGACAGTTCAAGCGGCGTCTTGCGCGGTTTCTATGCGCTTAAGAACAAGGCACAGCAATTCTTGGACGATTCAAAGGACAAGAACGCCACTGCTGTAGTTCGCGCACAGTTGGATGAACAGGAACAGCGCCACAAGGCCGAACTGAAGGCGATGGAAGATCGCTTTGCTGCAATGCTGGCCGAAGCGGTAGCAAGCAAGGAATCAAAGAAAGCCAAGTCATACGAAACGGACAGTAAGTCGTCCAGCTAGCAAAAAACGGGAGACCAAGGCGCAATTGATCTCCCGAATGCGTCCTCTCTACTTGCGATTGGAGGAGGGAACCTTCTTTGACTGCATTATCTTCGCCTCCGTGCGCTGTAGCGAGGACGGTGTTCCCGGAGTCTGCATCAGGAGGTTATTTCCGAAGTTAGGTAGACCGTTAGACTTTTGAAGCAAACTGTTTTCCCCGCCAACATACTGCCCGTCTTTAAAAGGACCGTAAGATGTATAGCTAATTTTTATCTCTGACGCTTCTGTCGAGTTATCCATCGAGTAGGTTCCGCTTGCGGTCGTGATGTTCGGAACTCCATCAATTCCTGCGCCTGTTTTCTTGTAACGGTTATACGTAACTGAAGTGAGAACTACTCCAGCTACACAATAGTAGATCTTGTTAGTAGTATAAGCTTTTGGTGCGTGCTCCATGCAGGTCGACCCCGTTGTGGCATTGCCGCTTGCGACTGCTGTATCCCGTACGATCACTTCTATGAGCCGACTGTTATCCGCCTTCAAGCGTAGCCAGGTCAATAGCTCTAGCGCGGCTTTGTCTTTCTCTTCTTTGTGATAGCGCACGACTTTGCCATCTTCTACCTTTAGCACAGCAGGCTGTTGTGTTGCATTAGGTGGCGAGTGATCACCCATCAACATCGGCTTCCCTTTTGCGTCGACCACGACGTACATTCCAATCAAGTCTTGCAAGTGGTCTTTATAAATCCTTGCATCGGTAGAGCTAATAAACGCACGATTAAAGAACTCAGCCAAGATCGAACCGTCGTCAATGTGCATGGCTGGGTTATCGGGTTGAGAAAATGCTTGGGATGAGGCCGCTATTAAATTAATAGCGACAAAGTACTTCAACGAATCCAACGCATTCATAACGTCTCCGCATTCATTTGATGATTCCAACAGATAAACACAAACCGTCGAAAACGATCAAGAAATAGCGGGCCCCGTGTTGTTTTTAAGAATTGAGTGAGTTCAATAAATAAAGCTACCTACCCAATGAAGAAATTAAATGGCTCAAAAGACTTTACTTCAGATCGCCCAGACGATCACGAACCAAATAGGACTTCCGACACCACAAGCAGTTTTGTCGGCCTCCGACCAAAACATGGTCAAGCTGCTGGCAGTAATCAAATCAGTTTGTGAAGACCTACTGCTTGAATTTGACTGGCAGGTACTGCAAAGGCGCTACACCTTTAGTACTACAAGCGGCGTTGACAACTACGCCATTCCATCGGATCAAGAACGCTTCATTAGCTTTACGTTCTTTGACCAAAACAACCGCTGGAAAATGCAAGGCCCGCTAACCCCTACTGAATGGGAACAAATCAAGGTAAGCAATCTGGCAGCGAGCCCGTTTCAACGCTATCGCTACTTTGGCGGAAAGCTCTACCTCTACCCAACACCAGGCACGACTACCTTCAACTTCAACTACGAATACATCAGCAATGCCTACTGCGCCAGCAGTGCGGGCGTTCCGCAAAGCGACCTAATGCAGGACAGCGACATCATTCTGTTCGATCACCGCATGGTGGTCTATGGCGCTAAGGTCAAATGGCTAACTTCAATCGGCATGGATACCGTTGCCGCGTTAGCTGAATACAACCGCGCAGTTGAACTAGCCAAGGGCTCAGACATACCTGGGCGTACTCTGAACCTAGCTGGTGGCACTATCGGTGCGCCCCTGCTTTCGACATTGAACATACCTGACACTGGTTTTGGAGGTATGTAATGCCGCGCGTTCCACAACAACGAAGCTCCGTAACAGTGCGTATGCCCGGCATGTCGATGGGCCTGAATACGCTCGATAACCTGGATCAGATGGATCAGCGTTACGGCTTAAGCATACAAAACTTCGTAGCAACCAATCAAGGTCTATCAGTACGCCAAGGCTACCGCAAGTGGGCAACTGGCTTGCCGGGTTCCGTTACTAGCCTGATTCCATACCATGCCCGTATTGCAGCGCAAAGCAAGCTGTTTGCAGTCTCAAACGGAGGCATCTACGATGTCACTAATGGCGGTACAGTTGGCGCTCCGGTCGTTTCCGGCCTGAATGCTGCAAACGGCTACTGGCAAGCCGTATCACAGTCCTATACCAATGCGTCAACCAGCACCATGATTGCGGTCAATGGTTACGACGCACCACGCACTTACAACGGCACCAGCTGGGGCACTTGTACTCAGGTCGCTAGCCCTTCTGGCATCGGACAGTTTGCACAGAACGATAACAACGGCAACCCGGTCAACATCAACAACTTCGTTGACGTACTGCTGCACCAGCAGCGCCTTTGGTTCACATCAACCAATTCGACTAAAGCCTACTACTGCGACATCGCGCAAGTAGGCGGCGCGCTTTACGCCTTCGACTTCGGTTCGTTCTTCCCTACAGGCGGCAAGCTGTTCAAGCTCGCAACATGGACTATGGATAGTGGCGGATCAAGCGGCACCCAGGCCATGCTCGTTGCAATGAGTGACAAAGGCGACGTAGCTGTATTCCAAGGCACCAACCCTAGTTCAGCCTCTACATGGTCAATGGTCGGCCAGTACAAAATCGGCTCGCCAGTCGGTCGCCGTTGCACTACACAGTATGAAGGCGACTTGCTGGTTCTGACTCAAGACGGCCTGTATCCAATGAGTCGCTACCTGCAAAGCGCACGAGTCGAAAACACAGATTCGTTGACTTACAAAATCTCGAACGTCATCAGCAACTTAGTAGCATCCCTGTCCAACACACCTGGCTTTGAAGCTACCGTGTATCCAGGCGCTAACGTGATGATGTTGAACATTCCGCAGTCCCAGCAAAGCAACAATTTCCAGTTCTGCTTCAACACGATTACGAAAGGCTGGACGCAATTTACCGGCTGGTCTGCACAGTGCTTTGGCCTGTACAACGATGCGTTCTACTTCGGTGGAACCAACTTCGTAGCCCTAGCCTTCATTGGTTATCAGGACGGAGCCGACATTTACGGCCAAGGCGGCAACAACATCGTTGCTACGGCCATGTCAGCATTTGCGACATTCGACGAAGCATTCGGCGCTGGCGTAGTAAAGCACGTGAAGATGGTTCAACCCTTCATCAACTCAGGCAGCGCACAACCAGCAGTCAAAGTCGGCGTCAATACGGACTTCAACCTGACACCAATTGTAGGCAGCGCAACCTTTTCGCCTACAACTGGTGCGGTGTGGGACAACGCACGGTGGGACGATCCAAGCGCCACATGGGTAGGCAACCTCGCCACCTACAACAAGTGGAACAGCGTTGCAGCTTGGCCCGGTTCATACACGGCAGTCGTGGTTTCCATCAGTGCGACCGCAGATACAACCTGGACTGCAACTAACCTGCTGCTTACGCCGGGTGGGCCATTCGCATGACCAAGCGCGTAATCGTGACCGATCAACAGTATGCACCTGTATTCCTTCAATGGATGCGCGAACGCATAGGCGGGGACATTGGCGAGTATGATGCCAAGGATTGCCGCACTATCGCGCATGTAATGCTACATGACGACAGTCCGCCTGAAGTTCTCGCAGTAGTGGCAATCAACCGTTGGAGCCCCTTTGCATGTGAGGGAAACATAGCCAGCGATGGTAAACGAAACTGGTTTAGCCGCGACTTCGCCTTTACGGTCTATGACTTTGTCTTCAACCATGCAGGTAAGACGCGCTTCAACTTCACAGTATCAGTAGACAACAAAGACGCCATAGCCATGCACGAGAGCTTAGGTCACGAAAACGTGGCAAGGCTTACGGATGCATTTGGCGAAGACAAAGACGCATTCATTTACGGCCTAACCAGAAAGCAATGGCTTGCCGGAAAATGGGCTGCGCCTTCCAAACAACAGGAGAAATAAGATGGGACAAGGCACAACGCCACCACCAACGACACCGGCTTCACAGCAAGCACCAGCAGCAGGTACGACACCAGCAAGCGGCATGTCGCCACAGCAAACGCAGGCAATCGCGATGCTGCTAGGTCAGATCGGCAAGCGTCCGCAAATTGAATCCGGTATGACAGCACCGCAACAGCAACTACTGCCTACACAAACGATTCAAGGCGGTTCGTACTTCAGTCCGAACAGGCAGTAAACAACCCAACTTTCACTTGATGAAAGGAGCTTAAGGCTCGCTAAGTAGACGAAACAATTATTGAGGAAGGACGCGCAGATGTCCAAAGGATCAGCTCCACCAGCACCAGATTACACAGGTGCGGCGCAGGCTACAGCACAAGGTAACCTGCAAAATCTTAATCAACAGACTTGGGCAAACCGCCCAAATCAATACACGCCTTGGGGCTCGTCAACCTGGACAAGCACACCCGATAAGGCCGCATACAACCAAGCAGTACAAAGCTGGCAGGCAAGCGGTG